GAACGTCCTGGCGCACGGCACCGGGGCGCTGAACATCGACGGGTGCCGGGTGGGCGTTGACAGCTCCGATCCGTTGAGAAGCGCGATGTGGCACTGCAATGGCTCCAGGACATCTTACGGTCATTTTGCAAGCGACGATACCGGCGAAATGCGGCAGATGTTCAATCCTTCCGGCCGCTGGCCCGCGAACGTCATCCACGACGGCGGCGACGAGGTGCTGCGGCTGTTCCCGGAGACGACCAGCGGGAGCCGCGCTGCTGGCGTCAGGAAAGGTATGGGGTTCCACGGTGCTGACGGTGACGGAGGACCAGCGATCCAAGGAAGTTCCGGCTCCGCCGCCCGGTTCTTCTACTGCGCGAAGGCCAGCAAGCGCGACCGCGAGGAGGGGCTCGATGGTGCCGGCTCCCGCGCGAACCACCACCCGACCGTCAAGCCCACGGACCTGATGCGCTACCTGTGCCGGCTCGTGACGCCGCCTGGTGGCCTCGTGCTGGACCCGTTCACCGGCTCCGGGTCCACGGGCAAGGCCGCCGTCCTCGAGGGCTTCCGGTTCGTCGGGTGTGAGATGTCGCCGGAGTACGCCGCCATCGCCCGCGCGCGCATCGCCGCGGCATCCACCGAGGCCCCGTGAACCTGCACGACCTGGCCGGCAGCCCCGACGGGGAGAGCATCCTCGCGAGCCTCACGCCCGCCGAGCTGGCCGCGCTCCGATACGCGTGGCCGTTCTGGGCGCGTCCCGAGCAGCTCGCCCCCGCGGGCACCTGGCGCACCTGGCTCGTGAAGGCAGGGCGAGGGTGGGGCAAGACCCGCGTCGGGGCTGAGTGGGTGCGGCAGCAGGCCCGAAACGTCGGGCGCATAGCCCTCGTCGGACCGACCGCTGCCGACGTGCGAGATGTCATGGTCGAAGGCGACAGCGGGATCATGAGCATCTGCGGCCCGCACGACCGCCCCGAGTACCAGCCTTCCCGCCGCCGGCTCGTGTTCCCGTCCGGTGCGCTGGCCTACTGCTACAGCGCCGACGAGCCCGAGCGCCTGCGAGGCCCGCAGCATCACGCGGCGTGGTGCGACGAGGTCGGCGCCTGGCGGTACCCCGAGGCGTGGGACCAGCTGCGGATGGGGCTCCGGCTCGGCAGCGACCCCCGCGCTGTCGTCACGACCACGCCCAGGCCGACGGACCTCATGCGCCGCATCGCTGCCGACCCCGGGACCGTCGTGACCCGCGGGACCACCTACCAGAACCGCGCAAACCTGGCCCGGGAGTTCCTCGATGCCATCGTGTCGCGCTACGAGGGCACCCGGATTGGCCGCCAGGAGCTCCTGGGCGAGGACCTCGACGACAACCCCGCGGCCCTGTGGCAGCGCTCCGAGATCGACGCGAACCGCCGGCACGTCCTGCCCGAGCTCGTGCGGGTTGTGGTCGCCGTGGACCCCGCGGTGACTGCCGGCGAGGAAGCCGACGAGACGGGTATCATCGTGGTGGGACTCGGTGCTGATGGCCATGGGTACGTCCTGGACGACCGCTCGATGCGCGGCAGCCCGGACGCCTGGGGTCGCGAGGTGGTGGCCTGCTACAATCGGCACAAGGCGAATGCCATCGTGGTCGAGGTGAACCAGGGAGGTGACCTCGTGCGGCACCTGCTGGGTACGTTGCAGTCGAGGCTCCCGATCCGTGAGGTTCGGGCATCCCGCGGCAAGGTGGCCCGTGCCGAACCCGTGGCGGCCCTCTACGAGCAGGGCAAGGTTCATCACGTCGGGGCGTGGTCCGGGCTCGAGGACCAGCTGTGCGGGTGGACCCCGGGGCACGAGAGCCCGGACAGAATGGACGCGCTCGTGTGGGGCATCACCGAGCTGATGCTCGAGCGAGCGGCGGAACCGGGTATACGCAGGTTATGACATGTCTGCGAAGGGAGCGATGATGGGATTCCGTGACTGGATGCGGCGCGCGCTTGGCGTCGAAGTGAAGGCCAGCGCGACCACGCAGGCCCTCGTCCGCAACCTTCCGGATGCGGTCTGGACGCCCCGGGACTATCAGGCGCTCTCCCGCGAGGGATACGCCACGAACCCGTGGGTTTACGCCTGTATCACCGAGATCGCCCGTGGCATCGCAGGTATCCCCTGGCGGCTATACCAGGGCCGCGGCGAGGCCGCCCGTGAGCTGGACAGCCACCCGCTCCTCGACCTGCTGCGCCGCCCGAACCCCGAGCAGGGCTACGGTGCGTGGGCGGAACAGCTCGTGAGCTTCCTGCTGATCGCCGGAAACTCCTACGTCGAGGCCGTCGGTCCCGACCGGGGTGCCCCGCGAGAGCTGTACGTCCTTCGACCCGACCGCATGCGCGTGCTCCCCGACGCTCAGAACCGCGTCCGCGGGTACCGCTACGAAGTCTCGACGGCGCGGATTGACCTCGACACGGAGCACTGCCTTCACATCCGGCTCTTCTCGCCGCTGGATGACTGGTACGGGATGAGCCCGCTCGAGGCCGCGGCCCGTGCGATCGACCAGGACAATGAGCTGGCCCGCTACGAAGTCCGGCTCCTCCAGAACCAGGCCATGCCCGGGATGGTCCTCCGCTCGCAAGACGCCCTCGACGACAGGCAGTACGACAGGCTCAAGCAACAGATCCAGCAGCTCTACCAGGGCACCGACAACGTCGGGCGCCCGATGATCCTCGACGGTGGCCTCGAGGCGCAACCGCTCTCTTTCAGCCCGCAGGACATGTCGATGGACAAGTCGATGCTGTGGTCCGCTCAACGAATCTGCGCGGCGTTCGGCGTGCCGGGCGAGCTGGTCGGTCTGATGTCGGCCACCTACCAGAACCGCCGCGAGGCCCGGAAGGCACTCTACACCGAGACCATCCTCCCGCTCCTCGACCGCATCGCCGACGACCTGAACAACTGGCTCGCCCCGCAGTTCGGACCGAATCTCACGCTTGCCTACGACCGGGATTCCATCGAGGCGCTCCAGGAGGACCGCGAGGCGCTGTTCAATCAGATCAAGGCCGCGTCGTGGCTGACGGTGAACGAGCAGCGCGTGATGGCCGGGTACGAGGAGCGCCCGGAGGGTGACGTCATCCTCGAGCCCGGGACCCTTGTTCCGCTCGACGCGCTGACAGCTCCGGCCCCGGCTCCTGTGGCACCCGCTCCCGTCACCGGCCAGGCATCCGCACCGGCTCCCGAGGTGAAGGCCGCACCCGACCCGCTCGAGCAGCTGAACGAGGCCATGGACCGTCGCCGGGAATACTGGGTAGGGATCTACGAGCCGCGCATCCGGAAGGCTCTCCGCGCCGGCCTGGGCGACATCGCCGACCAGGTGGAGGGCGGCAACGTAAACCCTAGCTTCGGCTCGCAGGACGCTCTCACGCCCGTCCTGACGAGCCTGTACGACAAGGTGGGGCGTGACAGTGCGTCGCTCGTCGGCAAGGCCCTGGCGCATCGCAAGAAGGCTCTCGGGATGCGCGAGACGAAGGGCGTGTTCGCGAACGTCCGGTCGCTGTGGGATTCCTGGGTCAAGGCCGTGGTCGCCTCGCAGGTGGCGCTCGTGAGCGAATCCACCCGCGACGAGATCCGCGGGATCATTCAGGACGGGCTCGACCTGGCGCTGGACTACAAGACCATCGCGCGGCAGATCCGCGGGCTCTACGAGGTCACGGACACCGGGGCGCTCCCGGGCGATTACGCGACGAACTATCAATACCGCCCGATGCTCATCGCGCGCACCGAGGTCGGGGTGGCCTCGAGCAAGGGCGCGAACATGGAAGCGGTCAGCCTCAATCAGGACGTGCAGCCGCTGGGCATCGAACTGCGGAAGCGATGGGTGGCGCTCGTGGACAGCCGCAGCCGCCCCGACCACGCGGCGCTCAACGGTACGATCGTTCCCCTCGCCGACCCGTACGACGTGGCCGGTGTGCAGATGATGCACCCGCACGACCCGTCCGGTGGAGCCGCGAACGTCTGCAACTGCCGCTGCATGGAAGTCTACGTCGAAGTCCCGATCGGAGGGGAATGATGGTCGAGATCATCCAGCACGGTAACCGCCGGGTCGCCATGAACGCGGCGCAGATCAAGAGCGAGCGCTACGGTCCGCTGGCCTCGGTGCTGCACCAGGACCGCGCGAGCGTCATCCTCAAGGGCGATGACGTTCTCGAGGTTCACACCTGGATCAACGAGCATGAGTGACCTGCATCCCGCGAGCCCGGACCCGAGTGAGGCGATCCGCCGGGCGATCATCCATCCGATCGTGTCGCACGTCCAGGGCGAGCGTCACGCGGTGGCTGCGGCTGAGATGCTCGAGCAGGATCTGCGCGACCGCTTCCCCGGGGTCAAGACCCGCCGGAGCATGTTCTGGGATGGAGATGGCGGTGGGGAAATCGAGGTCTTCTCGGACGCAGTCCACGCGGGGGTGGCACCCGTCACCATCTTCCGGTGGCCCGATCCC